ACCGCAGCGGAGGACTGACCGGCTCCAATCTGCTCTGCGGCCGCATACCGGGCAGCGCGGTATTTTTCAGCGCGTAGATGGAGATTATTCCGTCGTTAAAGGTCTGCGGCTTGGCTTTGCCCGGCATAACGCCTCACCTCGCATTCCACGTTCAGGGTGTTCAGCTCCATGGAAAAGTCCCCGGCGAAGTCCTGGAGGCACCCTGCCCGGACGTACCGGGTGTAGTCCAGCAGCAGCTCACGGCCACGGGTCCCCTCAGAAAAGTCCAGGTCTTCCCCGGCGATACGGTTCAGATAGGTCTTCCCTCGCTCCAGAATACCGCTCAGCTTCTTGTCGCCCTCCTGGTCCTCCCAGGTGATATCCAGGTAGTTTTTCGCCGCGGCCAAAAGCTCGTCCATCAGACCACCTCCAGGATAGCCGCCGTTATCTCAGCCTTGGTGTTTTGGGTGCTGACCCCCACCGCCCCGACTTCCCCGGCCACGGCCAAGAGCCGGGCCTTGGTCATGGACGCGAGGTCGTCGGGGGTGTAGGCAGGCTCAGCGGTCAGCGCCCGTGTCAGTTTCCCGCCGGCGCAGTCTCGGTCTTCACCGTCAGCACATAGGGCTTGAGGCCGGAGATATCCAGATATACAAAGGCGTTCTCATCCATGGCCCGGCCATAGCCGTACAGGAAGATGGCGTAGGTCCGCACCTGCTCCAGGAATTTGTACTCGTCGGAGTACTCAATCTTGCCGCCGCTCTGCGTGCCGACAGCCATGAAGTACTTGCTTGCGATGCCCATGACCGCCTTACCGGCAGGGACGGCGACGGACTGAATCACAGTGGTGGGGAACGGGAATACGTCGTGGTTGTAGGTCCCGTCAGTCGCCCGGACGCAGGTCGCAGGGAACACCTTCGTGAAGTAGTCGGAGGGATTCACCACCAGAATCACGGAGTCCACAGCGCGGCGGCGGCTGTTCGGCCCCTTGGTCAGGGTGTCCAGGATAGCGCCGTAGGCGACGGGGGACAGGTCGGTAATCGTTACCGTGTCCTTTGCGGAGTACACGCCGTCCACCGCGCCGGTCAGCTTGCGGTTCATGCCGATGGGCATATCCTTGCCGGTGCCGTCCACGATACCGACTTCAAGCTGTACGGCCAGAGCCTCGGTCAGCAGCTCACGGACGTAGCGGTCCAGCCACGCGGGGCCGAGGTCCAGCATATAGCGGTTGATGGGGATAAACGCGGTCAGCTTTGCCAGGGTCAGGTCCATCTCCAGGAAGTTTGCGGACAGCTCACTGGTAATGGTGTGGTCCAGGGTGCCCCACTTGGCGACGCCGCCGGTGGTGGAGAGGATAATCTTCACCAGCGCCCCGGTGTTCTGGAAGTTGATGGCGCTCAGCAGGGGGTGGCTGCTCTTCACATCCTCGAACACCGCGTCAATGACGGTCTCAGGAAGGACGGTGTTGATGCTGGTGAGGGCCTGCTTGGGAAGGTCGGTCCGCATGGCGTCGATGACCTTCTCGTAGTACTGCTTCTCCTGGGAGGTCAGCACCCGGCAGCCGCGGGCGGCGAGGATGCTGTTGTCCTGCTGGGCCTGCATCTCCTTCACGTCGCCGATGACGCGCTCCTGAATAGCGTCGGCCAGGTCGTTCCACGCCTGGGTGAAGTTCTCGGTGTTGTCCTCGCGCACGGCGTCGGCCATGCGCTGCATGATGTCGTTGCGCTCCTTCTGGAGCTGGTCAAGGTTTTTCATTGTCATCTTCCTTTCTTCGCGCACAGCGCATTTAAAAAAGCGGATACTGTCTTTTCTGCCGGGGTTGGGTCCGCGGGCGGCTCAGGCTCGGCGCTCTTCACCGTCAGCCGGTCAAAGACCAGCTTCCGGGCGGACTGGCTGGGGGCCTTGGCGGTCTCATTTACAACGGATGTTGCAAAGCCCATTTCAAGGGCGTCCGCCGGGAGAATCCATGTCTCCGCATCCATCAGCTCATGCACCCTGTCCTCAGTGATATTCGCGCAGTTCAGGTATGCCGTGACCGCCGCCTGGGTGATGGTGTCCAGATCGTCGGCCTGCTTGCGCAGGTCATTGGCGTTGCCCTCGGCGTGCGTCCATGCGTTGTGAATCATCAGCAGGGACGCCGCGTTCATCACGCGCTCGTCGCCGGCCGCGAAGATAACGGAGGCAATGGAACAGGCAAAGCCGTCGCACACCGTTTTGACCTTCGCCTTATGGCGTTTCAGGGAATTGTAAATTGCCAGGCCCTCCGCCACCTCGCCGCCATAGGAGTTGATGTACACGTTGATGGCATCCACATCCAGCCCCACAATCTCACGGGACAGGCCGTAGGCGCTCACGTCGCTCTCCAGCCAGGGCCAGGACGTAATATCGCCGTAGATGTTGATATCCGCTGTCCGGGCCTCCTCGTCAACCGCCAATTGATAGTACTTCCTCAATTCGTCTCACCTCCTTTGAGTGCTTTCAGAATCTCTTCTACGGTCGCGTAGTTCTTGGTTATGAAGTGCTCCCAGGCCCACGGCTCCATAATCAGCGGCTGTCCCAGAATGGCGCGGATGTCGTTGATGCAGACCACGCCGGAGGAAACCAGCTTATCAATGTTGCCGGAGTTGGAGAGCAAGTCAATGTGTTTAATTGCCGTGGTATCAATCTTGATATAGCTGCCGCGGGACAGCACGGACCGCCCGTACCGCTTGCGTATAATCTCCTCTTGGATGTTGTCGGCCAGCGGGTCCACACAGAAGGTCAGGAGCTGGTCCGTGGCGGAGCTGACGTCCTGTACAGACCCGTTCAGCAGCGGGGGCGGAATGCCAAACGCCCGCGCCGTGAAATCGGTCACATCGTCAATCATGCTGCGGATATCCCGCGTGGTATCGGAGCTGTAGGTCTTGGCCGCCAGCTCGTCGAACCTCATCCCCTTGTACAGGGGCAAAACCGCATTCTCCGCCTCAGCGAACCGTCTGAATCCCTCATTTTGAATCACTTCGTACTGGTCCTTAAACCGCTTGTCCCCCATAAGCTGAGCGTCTATTTCCATGGTGCCCTTGGTGCCCCTGGACTTCTGGTAGCCCTTCATGCCGTAGGCGATGAGCTTGCCGTAGGACAGGTACAGCCCCTTGGTAATCTGCCGCATATCCGCGCTGGTCAGCTCGAAGAACAGCACCTCGTGCTGGGAAAACGTGCGGTTAAACGTGAAGTCGCCCACCGTCACTTGCTCGAACAGGTCCTCGTACAGCGCGTACTCCTTCCGGGCGTAGCTGTCCGCCACATAGAGCCTGCCGCCGTTCTCCACCACAAGGGCCGTCCTGGTGTTATAAAGCTGATGCACCAGCTTGTGAAGAAAGGCCGTGCTGTTCTGGTTCTGGTTCGGCTCAATGTTCCACAGGTAGTACTCCGGCCCCTTCACCTCCTTGTCGCCCTCGTAGGTCTTAAACTCACATTTGCTCAGTGCGTTCCCGGTCAGGTTGACGCAGGCTTGGAAGGCCAGCTCCCGGATGTAGAGGTCGGTGGCGAGGTCGAAAAACTCTGTACCTGTAACCGGCTCCGGCTTTGCCCCGGCCTTCGCCGCCAGCCATTTAAAAAAACTGAATGCCAATCGTTGTCCTCCTCTCATCCGATGATAACGCTCAGGTCTGGCAGCTCGCCCGGCGCATAGAATATGTTGTCTTCCTCGACGCACATCGACGCCACCAGCGCCATAAACGGGTCCGTCTTCCTGCTCTTGGCCTCGATTTTCGCGTAATAAAAATTGCCCGTATCGGTGCCCTCTTTACGGCCCGACCGGACAAGCATGGTATTGTTGGTGGCCCACCTCAGCGGCGGGTTGTCCCCCCAGGTGAACCACTGGTTATTGAAACAGCTATCGATAATCGGCTGGGTCTTCATGATGTCGCTGGGACGGACCAGGCAGACGTTGCCGTACTCCTTCGCCCCAAACCCGATTTTCAGCAGCGCGTCCTTCATCAGCCCGTAACGGAAGTTGTCCAGGGCCAGCATCTTCACGTAGTAATCCTGTGCGGTCTTGGCAATGTACTCCGTTAAAAGCTCCGGGTGTATCTCAACATCGTCTACCAGCGTCACCAAACCCATGTCCGCCCACTCCCGCCACGGGGCCTTGACCCGGTTCAAGTCAGGGTTGCGCAGGCACAGCCAATAGTGACCGATGTCAATGCGCTCATCCCCTCTCCGAAAGTGGAAATTGACCGCCGCCCAATCCCGGATAGAGGCAAAGTCGATGCCTACCGTACAGGTCATTCCGCGAAGGTCCGGCAGCGGCCTGTTGGTGGACGCGATATTGTCCCATTCCGTAACGGCGATTTCCATGTTGGAACGTGGAAGGTTCATCCGCTTGGTGTAGAAGTCCAGCTCCACGCTCTTATCGTAGGACAGGGCCGCGAACTCCTGGTCCATCTGGATACGGAGGTTGTCCAGGTACGGAAGGGACGGGCAGGCCTTAACCCAGGCGTTTTTATCGCCTACGTCCTCTTCCCCGTCCGCCTTGTATATCAGCGGGCAAAGGCGGCTGTGCTTTATTTCCCCGTTCAGAACCGCGTGGGCAATTTCCAGGTCCTTGTCCAGCACGCCGTCCCGAACGTAGCCGTTGGTGGTGATTTTAAAAACCCTGCTGTGCTTCCTTTTGCCGAAGCCGGACTTAAATACCCGGATGCTGTCGTCATTCTCATATTCGTGCTCTTCGTCAAAGATGAGGCAGGCGGAGCGTTTGCCGTCCTTCGTGCGGGCGTTGGAGGTATTGAATTTGATGTAACTGCCGGTTTTCAAGGACTTAATCAGTTCCTTGGACTTATAGAAAAACCGCTTGAGCTTTGTCCAGTTGCGGTCAAGCATCTCGTATACGTCCTCAAAGGAGGTCTTCGCCTGGTCCTCGCTGTTTGCGATGATATCCACGTTATAACCCTGAATGCCGTGGTCCGGGGTAGTGAGATACCATGCCAGCCCGGATATGAAGCCGTTCTTGCCGTTGCCGCGCCCCATCATGATAAAGAACTCCGTGAAAACCAGCGTATCGTCCGCGTAGCAGCAATGGACCAGCGCCAGCACGAACAGCTCCCAGTCCATCAGCGTCATATCGAAGTACTTTTCAATCAGTTCCCTGGCCCGCTCCGTCTTGGCCGTGTCTATGACCACCCCCGGATCAGACAGCTTGCCGCTGATATACTCCCCCGCCTGCCGCATCTCCTTGGACGCCGGTCGTGCTCCACTGCGGACAGATACGATGTAGTCGTCGATGTACCTACAGCCGGTCGGCGTCACCATCGCCATCACCGCCGGTATTGGTCGGCTGGTCGGTATCCAGCCCCAGGCTGTCCATAATTTTGAGCATCTGGGCGTTGACCTTCAGGAGGTCAGTCACCGAATCGTTGGTCTTCTTCCCCGTCTCCAGGCCCGCCGCCGTCACCGCCGGAACCTTCTCCCCCCGCTCCCGGATATCCGCAAACAGGCCGGTCTTGACGTCGTAAAGGCCCATGTAATCCTCCACCAAGTCCATGTAGAACTTGCCCACAGTCCCGTTTCGCTCCAACTGGTCAAGCAGGTCCTGCCGTATCTCATCCCGATTTGCCATTCCTCATCACCGCCTTTCTAAAATTCCTATCGTGTGCGCGTGGATTCCTCTCTTGTCTAGAGCCATACCGAGTAGGAGGTCCCGCCTTAAACTCCGATTTTTCCGACCGGGGGGCTACCACCTCTCCTCCGACACCGGCTCTTTACGCTCCGTCGTCCAGGTCTTCTCAGGGTGGCATACAGTCTCGTGGCACTCTCTGCATACTGTGACGAGGTTCCGTACCTCTACCCCCGTTACCGGGTCGATAACATACTTCATCAGCCCCCATTGGGGATAGTCCTCCAGGTGATAGATATGGTGGACGATTACCCCTCTGGTGTGCTTGTGCCGGGCTTTGCATATCTGGCACTCATTATGGTCGTCCCGCATAACCTCACGGCGCAATCTCCGCCACGCGCTACCGTCGTAAAAAGGGATTGCACTCATATCACCACCTCCCCCGACATCAAAAAGAGCCGCCCGCAAATGCAGACAGCTCTAAGAATATTTTCTGTTTTATTTCATCCAAACGCTTGACTTACACGTATTTACGTGCTATAATAAGACCATAGGAAAGGAGGTGAGACCCGATGAGGAAGCGTAAACGGCAAAAGAAAAGGCCATCAGCAGAAACCATAATCGCCCTCGTGATTCAAGCCATCATCGCAATAGCTTCTATCATCACAGCAATCAAGTCCTAGCCAACGGCCTGGCAAGGGGGACTAGCCCTCCCCCTTGCTAAGGCCATTATAACCGAAACGAAAGGATGGTGCAACATGAATGCCAGATTGTTTTTGACCTTGCTCCTTCCGGTCAACGTTGGAATTGCCAGCTTGTGCCACTGGAATATCATCAACAGGGCTTTGGTCATCCTCCATAGCTGCGCCCTGCTCACCCTCATTGTGCTTCGGCTCGTCAGAGGTGAAACGGATGAGACTTAAAGAGATACGAAAGGAACTCGGCCTGTCTGCCGCCAAGTTGTCACAAATCAGCGGCGTATCTCTACGCACGATTCAAGACATTGAGGCCCGCGGTGACTGCCGTCTTTCCACCGCCCGGGTGCTTTGTGACGCATTGGGGATTTCTTTAGACGAACTCTTCCCGTCCAAGAAGGATGATCTGTGAACGGATTGCCCACGCTCAAATACAGCGCCGCCAGAGGATTAAGGTCCCCTGGCGGCTTTTTATTCTGGTCTTCTATTCCATTCCTCAACCGCCATCTCACGGCTTGTCCCAAAGACATTCTCCGAACAGGCTGTGCACGCGATGTAATAGATGCCCTCGCCGTCTTCCCACTCTGCGGTCTCTGTGCAACCACAGTGGGCACACGGAAGTAATTCGTCCATCCCTCTCACCTCTCGGATATCATATCACATCGCTCGGGCCTCCGCCACCCTCATGCAGATGATGGAGACGTATAGCCCACTCAGGGCTATAGTGCAGGGTTACGGCTGTCCTGCGGGCCGTCCCGGATATCCCGCCGGGCCGGGGCGACTACAAACGTGGGGCAGGTATATCCCGCTTCCCGCTGTTTTTCATGGTACTATTCTACGCCTGTTTTTTGGCTCTTGGGGGCCAACTTTTATAAGAAGCCCAACCCCCTAGCTACAGAGACAGCAAATTCACTTTGAATGCGCCTTGCTGTACGGTAGGACATTGGCGCAGCAAGAGCGGCCCCCGATAAGGTGTGGGTCTGTTCCCAACACACCATGCGGATAACGTCCAGGCGTACCTTGCCATCGTGCTTGCGCTCAGTGGCCTCAATCGCCCTCCTGACGGCTTCGTACTCTCTCTGCTCCTGCTTGGGCATCTCCCTGGTGGCTACCTGATATGTAGGGTTACTGACTTCGCTGGGTCTCCCTCCCCCTGTGCTTCCGTAGGCCGCTGTCAAGGTGGTCTCTCCCATCAGCTCGTCATGCCATCGTTTCAGGCGCGGGTAGTCCCTAATGACGTTCTTGACATATCCCCACCACTTGTACCTAGGTTTGCTCATTGATAACCTCCTCAGCCTCCTCCGCACTCTCGCAATACTTGCTCATATACCATCCCGGCCACCACATCTCTACTCTGACCAGCATCTCCACAGGCCACGCAGGGGACGCAGGACAAACCGAAATACAGATTTTGCGGTCTCCAATAACGAACGTCGGAAGGGTCAACGGTTTGCACTCTCTCAGGGCCGTAGAGAGGGCGGAGAGGTCGTGGTCAGTCAGCAACATCACGGGCGGCCTCCATGCGGGTCTCGTCCTAGTCAATCATGCTCGGCCTCCTTCGGCGGCTCCGGCAGCGTCTCGTCGTCGCATGGCCCCTCCACACAATACTCCAGCACAACAGCGTCGCTGTGTTTGGTACAGTGGCCGTCATAGGTCTTGTAGATGCACTCAGCCATCGTCCTGCGCCTCCCTCGGTTCTCCGTAGCTGCAAAAGCCATCCTCGTCCGGCTCAACAAGCCCATCCATACTTGCACACGGCATTTCGGTTCCAGGCGCATAATGTTTGCACTCCCCGCACCTGCACCCGCCCGCCGCTTTGACGGGGTCGATGGTCGGCGCTTTCTCAACCAAGCTTTTGCACACACAAAAAATATCATGTGCAACAGAAGTCTTTGCAGCAACCACACCACCTGGGCCATACTCTATCCGCAACTCACCGCTACACATGCCATTAAAAGTCCCATCGACATACCTCTGAATTTTTGCTAACAGCGCCTCCCGCTCAATCAGTTCCATGGTCGGCCCTCACTCATAGCACATCCTCATCGTCCGGCTCCGGTTCCGGCTCCACCCGAATCACCGCAGTGGCGCTTGCGGTATCCCGAAACAGGCACTTTGCGGTATGCCACCCCAGCGAGAACATAATGCCCAATAAGAACGGCACCGCAATAAGCCACAGGACCACTAAAATAATCGTTGTTAACATTTTCTTTTTCCTCCCCCGGCTCTGGCCGGACGTTATTTGTTGACACCCCACCTACAGCCCTGTATACTCGATTCGAGGTGATGGACGTGAATTACACGGCGTATGAGGTGGATTTGATTTTGCGAATGTTGTCGGGTCTCGCAAAGCAGGCCAAGGCCGCTGGTCAGACGCAGGCGGTCGCCCAGGCCCAGGCCGCGGGTAACGACTTGCTCCGCAGCACAGCGGCCAAGCAGCCCTATCGCCCCGAAACTCTGGAATTACTCTCAAAGACCATCCCCGCGTTCTGCTCCGGCCTGCCAGAGGATGACCCGGTTGTAAAAGAGCTGCGCCAGACGCACCAGACTACCATGAGGATTCTCAATGCCGCCCCTTAACCGGGGCGGTTTTTATTGCCTGGACGATAATACACGTATCGTTATCAATAATAGCGTTTCGTTATCTTATCGTTAAAGTGTAGTTATATCTTGGGCGGCGGAAGGTGCAGATTTGGCGTTCAAAAGCTCATTTGCCCCTCCAACGGCTCGTTCTCACGCTCAATGCCGCCCCTGGTGATGGTCTCAATGAGCGGCCTCCGCTTGGGCTGGAGCTGGTCGAACGGCTTGCCAAACAGTCCGCAGGCTAGGTACTTGGCCCGCCAGTCGGTGGCCTCGCTGTGGGTCAGTCCGTAGGCGGAGCACTTGGAGTAGCAACGGTCATGATACCGCCCATGGACGAAGTTACAGCAGTCGCCGCAGCGCCCGCAGGTGGATAGGCCGTACTCCTGGTGCATGGCGTCAATCTTTCGGCGGGTCATCCTGCCCCTCCTCGCGCTGCGCCGCCTCTGCCTCGGCGCGGGTGATTGCCTCTGTCGTATCCACATACTGCCCGCATACTGGGCATTGTAAAATCATGCGTTCCCCGTAGGGGATGCCCATCAAGTCTGCACCACAGTCAGGGCAAAGACAGGTCTCGTGGTCATCGTCGCCCCATACGAGGGGCTTGCGCGGCGTGGCCAGCACCACCACCAGCCCCTCGTGCTGGGCCTTGACCAGCTCCCGCAGTCGGTCAGGCGTGGTTCCAAGGGCTTGCGC